TTCAGGTTGAGGTGTTCCAGTTTGAAGATCTACATCGGTGATAGGTTGAGGTGGCTCAGCTACTTTTTCAACCTTAGCTTTCTTAACCTTCTTAATCTTCTCAGGTTTAGGTTCAACCTTAGATCCAATTAAGTCCATTCCAGTCTTAACTGGTTCTTCAATCACAGTAGGACTTCTCTCAATCCCTTGATCTATAATCAACTGTTTCTGTGCATCAGTCATTCCTTGAATATCTTTCTCATCATATCCAAGTTCGTTTAATTGTGAAACGGACTCATCAACAACCTCTTCAACCTTCCTCTCCTTAATCATTTCAATCTTCTTACCTTTAATTCTTAACTCTTCCTTAATTACTTCTTCAACTGGAGTCTCAGCCACAACCTTTCTTGCAGCCTCTAACTCAGCCTGAGTTTTCACCAATTCATCTATCTTTTCCTGAGTCTTCTTAACCATCTCTAAGACAGGATCTTTCTTTGGTTCTGGTGGTTCTATCCTATTCAAAGTCTTTTGATCTGTAATCTCTGTATCTACTTTTCCTGACGTAGTCACTGGACCGGTAGTCTCAGGAGGGACAAAGAATGGTCTATAGTCAGCTCCAGTATAAGGTGCTTTGGGAACTTCAATTGAAGGTATATAAGCTTTAGAAGCCTCTAAATTTTTAGCCTCTAATCCACCTTTAACTACATCTCCTCCACGCTCTATCAATGATTTAGTTACTCTCCCTATATCATGAGCCTTCTTGAATAGCAAAGCTTCACCACCAAACTGCGCAATCTCCTCAATAGGAAAATAGTCCTCAAGTGTCTTACTAAATAAAGGTTGACTAGGATCTGGATTGATAGCAGAAATTTTCCCTAGTGGATGAGCTATACTCCTATGAACCATCTCAGACGCCAGTGTAAATATAGGCTCAGCATGCTTCAAAATAAACTGCCCGGTCATACTTCTAGGTTCCCAGGTAGTTTGCTTTGCTACAGATTCTTCTATCTGGTCTGCAAATTCTTTATCACCTGTAATAGCCTTAGCAATGATTTTACTAGCGGATGTCAATGCCCAAGATGCAGGCATAGTAGTAGGCAATAAAAACATATCAGCTACAGTTTTACTCGCCTCATTCCAGTAAGGATTATCATCCACTACCTTATTAATCGCTTTATGCATATCTTGACTAATACTATTAAGTCCGATTCCTAAACTATCTGCAAAAGCTAACGTCTTCACAGCTGCCTTCTTATATAGACCAACCATAACTTTATGAATATCAGATGTTAATGAAGGCACTACATAAGGTTTACCATTCTCATCTAATGGCTTACCATCTTTCCACCCACCTGGAGGTTCAGGAGCGTCAGTGGCTGAAGTACTAGATTTTATTAACTTTCCAGTACCTGTATAACGAGCTGGGGTAAAGTCAGAGTCTATAGAACTAAGGGAAGTCAAAGGAAAGGCAAAAATACTTCGATCTGCTTCATAGTATTTACGTATAGTACTATTATAAGATTGTTTATCTTCCTTAACTAATTTAGCAGGAGGTCTTCCCTTAGCAATAATATTCTGAGCCATCTTCTTAGGATCTGTTCCTTTAGGAACAACTGTATCAAATGATTCTATATTTGATTCAGTAACTGGAGAAACAAAGAACTTACTTGCACCAGTAGTCTCCTCAGCTTTCGTCTCAGGAACATCTATAGAAGGAGGTACAAAGAAATCATTTGGCATTAGATATCTCCTCTAATGAATTTTCCATTTGCTGTTGTCCAACCTTTTCCAGCAGTCCACCTAGCTCCTGGATAGGCCTGCCTAACCATATCATCTATTTCTTTTCTGATCATCTGATCTTGGAATGCCTTGACTGTTGCCTCTCTAGAAACAGTAGGATTCTTTTTTATATAATCAGCCATTCCTGGAGGATCAGCCCAGTTTATACGATTTGTCATTAGTTGTTTTACTACCTTCTGTCTTAATGCAGGGTCTTTAACTTCAGCCTGTCGCTTAACTTCATCTAAAGCTGTTTGTTTCTCTACTACACCACCAAGAGTAGGTGCCCCAGCCTTAGCTAATTCTAATGCTGTATCTTTTAATGCAGGGTTTTTTATAATCTCTCTAAGAAAGTTTGCTCTTTCAGTTGGTTTAGTGGTCAGCCACTCCTCCTTTGACATAAACTTATTATCACCAATACTTTTAGCTTGTGCAGTTGCTAGGGCATATTCTTTATCAGATACAGGTAAAGAGTTCCATACCCTATGAGACACTACACCTCCCATTACAGGGATAGGATGTGGTTGATCTTCAGGAGCTACTTTATTATCCTTTACATATGAACTGTATTGACTAGTAGTCATTAATATATCTTTATCCCCTACTTTAACAGGGATGGTTGGAGTTTGCGCATTTGTTAAAGCTTCCTTATACTTAATATCAGCCTCTGTGGTCCGTTCCTTACGTAAACCTTCCGCTACCTCTCCAACTGTTTTCTGTTCAAACTGTTGTCTATCTTGCATCATCTTTGCTACTGCTAACATAGATTGAGGGTCTATTCCAGTAGGATCAACACCTCTAAGAACATCAGTCATAGATGAAGAAGGAATATTTGGTTGTGCTTCAGAAGTAATTGGTCTTAAAGATTCATTAACTTTAGAAGGCCCAACTCCTTCATCAGCCCCTATAAGATTCTTATACAACTCAGATCCTTCATTAAAGCTCATATCAACTTTGCCTTTACTAAGTTTAATAGAATCTTTATTAGGACCTAAAGCATTTTGAAGTAACTTCATCATATTGTTACTTTTAATACTCTGATTCGTCACAGCATTGACATTCTCCATCTGGAACCCTTTATCCGTGTTAGCTCCATACTTCATCAAGTCAGCTCCGAGACCTGAAAGATACTGTGCGATCAAGGGATTAATATTAAACTCTGCCATTTCTATATCCTCCTAAACTGATGGTTGGTAAAAGGGACTTGCTAAACTTATATTTCCCATACCAGAGAATCCATTATCTTTAGATTCCCTAGCCTCTTGAACTTCAGCTTGATTAAGTGTAAATTCACCTGAGTTAACACTGGTCTTAAATGCCAAGTCCCTTCCTTCTTTAACTGGTTTAGGTTTGATTAAACTATCACTACCACTTAAGAATCGTTTAGATAATGCTGAATCTTCTCCTTTTAAGGTAATCCCTTTCTTATCAAACAACGCACTTGATTCACTAGGCCCAAGGGCCTCTCCCATCAAACTATCCATGTCTTGACTTCTAAGTCCTTGCTGTGAGATAGTTCGACTAGTTATACTACTACCTGAAGTTGCTGTATCTTTAGATGGATTAAGCGCATTGCCTGCTTTAATAAGGTAATTTATCAACTCAGTATTACTTAACACTTTGCTTGCAAGGCTTTCAGATAACGTCCCAGCTGAACTTGCATAAGGAGCTGCTCCAGAAGTTATTATTCCAGCACTTGAACCAGCTGTCACTCCAGAACTAGCCAATGCAGTATCTTCAGCGGCAATTGCAGCTAGTTCAGCAGCAGTCAGTGAGCCATACTCAGCCGAAGAAGCAGCGGCTGATCCAACTGTTCCTGATGCCTCCCCAGCGGCTGAAGCTGCAATAGCACCTTCACTAGTTCCTGCAGCCATACCAGCTCCTCCGACTCCTTCTCCACCACTAGCAGCTGCACTACCTCCACCTCCACCACCAAGAAGATATGCAAGATATATACCTCCAACACTACGAGCAGCTCCTATCCGAGCCTCTTCACTTGTATACTGATCTTCAAAATCACCACCTATCATCTTTCCAATAGCTGATGTTAGGAGTTGAGAAGGGTCAGTAACAGCTGCAGCTTTTTCTATAGTCCTTTGTATATCCCCAATTATAGGAATACGATCTATAACATCGAATATAGGACTAAGCATATCGCTGAAGAAATTTGATCCCATAGTATATCCTACTTATTAACCGCACTATAGACTTGAGCAGCTGCACCAATTACAGCTAATGTACCACCTATTGCTGTGGCGGTTGAATTAGTTCCAGGCAAGTATGGAACGGCTGTACCACCACCTATAGCTGCAAGTAAGTTCGCCCCATGCTGAAACACACCAAGATCCCACTTGGCATCTGCATCTTCGATTATAGCATTTCTATCTGTTTCTTCTTTCTTCGCTACAATTTTTATTCGTGTAGCTTCAATGAATGTCTTTACATAATCTTCATTCCAGGTGATTCGCCTCCCCATCATCTGAACCATTTGATCTGTAGCAGATATCTTCCTAGCATTAACATCAAGGCGAAGGACCGAAGTATGCTTAGCAATCTCTCGATCTCTAAACCCTTCAATCACTGACAGACCTAACACATAAGCAGAAGAAACAACTGCATTGATATCTTGCATTCCACGTCTGAAGCGAGGTAAGATCTTTGTATTAAGGTCTGAATCAAGTATCGCTCCAAAGGCTGCTGCATCTGCAATGATTGCTGCTTCGGCCACTCCAGCTAAGGTTAAATCAGCCTGAGCATACATAGTTGCCCAATCAACTGTATCTGAAAGCCCACTAAGTACTAAACTAAATGCTGCCAAAACAGCTTCATACGCAGCTATGTCAGCATCTGGATCATAAGCAAGTGCACCAGTCCAAGGTGAATTACCTAAGGCTGAGTCCATAACTTCTGTTATAGATTTTCCTATTGTATCAGTTGCTGTATGATTCAACCAGTTCCCATGGATAGCCTCTAAATATGCAGAATGGCTAACAGCCCCAGACGAACTCCCACCACCACTACTACCTGAACTTCCTCCCATCTCAATACCTCCATTAAAGTCCGTTTAATGATTAAACAAACTTTGGAATAGGAAAAGATATAAATGTAAAACTTGTATCACCTCCGAACTTCTTCGCCTGCTCAATTATGTAAGGGACTGATGAATATCCTACGAATTTAGTACAACCTTTAGACAAAGCATACTTAGATAGTGTCTCAAGAATCTCAGCACCTGTACTTGGAATAGTTTGTTCATAAGCGAAGACTGCGTAAATTAACAAGCTCTTCGTATTACTTGCATCATCGTACAGGATTTGTGTAACTATAATCCCATCGAACTTTATTGTCTCATCAGGAAGATGTCTATAAGAAGCCCAGACATCTAACTTACCACAAAGCATTCCTGATAGAATACGATTCATCTTATCAGGATGTTCACCTACTGTCGGAGGGAGAGCCTGCTCAACTGCGTATTTAATAACAGGCCAGAATCTTGAAATTTGATCAGGTAATAGTTGTGAAATCATCTTATGCTCCTTGTCCTCTAAATGATGTAGGAGGTGCATAGACACCTCTCATACCACGTAGGTCAGTCATCTTGAAACGAGCCTTGATGTAACTGATCCTTGTATTGTTATAGATATCAGTAAATCTAAGACTGATTCTGAAAGCATTCCCACTTACTATGTTTGCTACAACACCTTGATCGTTCATAGGTTTATATGTAGCAAGTTCCCAAACAACATTGTCGTTTGTGTAGTCGACACCAGCTTCTGGTTCGCTAACTACCATAGCATCTGTCTCAATAGTCATGATAGTCTTCTGTCCCGCATAAGCCATGTCTATTGGTTCAGATGTAATCATAGGCAATCTACTATCAACAGTCTCAGGGATCATATAAGATACACGATTACTTCTCCACACGGCCGAAGGATGTTGAAGAACTTCTGTCATTCCATTAAATGTGAGTAAGAAGGTCTTAATGCTATTACCAATATAGAAGTCATTTCTAGATGGGTCATAAGAAACAATAATATCTTCTCCAGCCAACTGTTCCATGTAATATTGATAACCTAGTTCCTTCACACCTTCCTTAGTCACTTCTCTAATACTGTAATCCTCACCTACATAATAATGTCTATCGAAGGTTCCATTCATAGCCCCTTGATTAATAATACCTATTGGACTAAGCTCTCTAAATCCAAAGGTCTGAGCTGGTTCAGTAGTTGCTGCCATCAGCACTACACCCTTTGAAGAGTATCCCGCAACGAAGTCACCAAGCCTTCTTACATTCTGAACTACTCCACCATAGGGACAACGACGATAGCCTGACTCGTTATTCTCATCTGGAATAAAGTCCATTGAGCCAATTTTAGACCATAGATAGAATGTTTCATCACAGTCGTACCATGTGCCAGCTACGACATTCCCACCTACTGCTTGGCCCTTGAAATTGCAGATGGTTTTCATCAAGGGGATCGCAGCAGTCGCTAACGAAGGAACCCATGTGACCAAAGTTGGATTCCAAGCTATCATAATAACTCCATTCATCATAATAGCATACTCACCAAAGTCTGCATACTCCATCATGGTACCTTTGCCGAACGTCAACTCATCAACATCAAAGATATGAGTCACAGTTAAGTGATCAGCACTTACACTATACACAGAGTCCTGCTGATTAACTGTATCACGAATCACTAAGATATTGAAAGTGTCGCCGACTAGGAATTGCGGAAAGGGCCAATCGTAATACTTATCAATCGTAGCTGGGATTGGATCAGTTAGCAAGACATGAGCTTCCAACCTTGCCTTCCCACATCTAAATCCTAAACACTGATACAAAAACTCAGCATTTGTTGGCATAGGTTCAGGACTTAGTCCCTTCATCAGAGCCTTGTCTATGTTCCACTCGTACTCTCGCATCTTCAGTTTCCTCTTGACTTTTAGTCCGTTTATTAATTAAACGATCTTTTCCTGTATCACGACAGGGATTCTCTGGCAGTCATCTCGATTTGGCGTAGATCATTTTCAATATCCTCCATCAGAAAGCTCTTAGCCTCAATGTCTTTTATTGTAGGTCTCCAGAGAAATGAAATCCAGATTTCAGTCACTGGTTCTTTAGCCTCTTCCATATACTCAAGAGAGACCTCAAGACAATCGCCTGCGGTTACAGAAAGTTCAGGACTTATAGAGGTAGTCTTATTATCAAGTGAAGTCCCTCTCGAAGCCGACTTTGATTCATTAAAGATCTTAAACCCAAGCATTACTTTTGACTTAGGTTTTACTCCAAGTCTAATGAATCCCTTTGTTATGATTCCATCACAAGGGAACATGTAACGAAGGATAGGTCCTTCAACCTTCTCACCAAACACTGCATTAGATATAGGATAAGGTGTAATGAGAACTGAGGCCTTCTTAGTCGCTCTTCTCATTAACCTCTTAGTTACCATTTCAAGTTGTTTAACTCTCTCTTCCATCATCAGCCCTCCATTTCTGTTACTTCTGCAATTAACTCTTCAACAAGATCAAAACCTAGAGTCCTCATATCTCCGGTGATTGAAGCTTCCCAATCCTTAACACCTTGAGTATTTCGATTGTTGACTTCTATTTGTCTCATAGTTGCCATATATAGTAACATTGGATGAGCAGCTGACCAATAGTTTTCGTCTGTGTCGTTGATCAGTTCAGCCGAGTAAAAGAGCCCATTAATCATAATGGTTAGCTTTTCACTCGTAGGTACATCGACTAAGATTGAATTATACTCATGAGCATTTCCAGCTGGTATATCTACCCAACCTAGGAAAGATTCAAATGAGCTGACTGGTTGATTCTCTGGAATCGCTCTTGTAATACAAGGTGAGTAGTAAGATGGTTCACCTGTGTCACGACTACTAGGAATATCAAGTAGATATCCATTGATTAAGTCTTGAATGTTTTTCTTTTCCAATTGCCATCTTTCAGCAGTCGTAGCAGCCCAAACCTCTTTGACTGCTCTACAGTAGGGAAACTGAACTGAATATTTTCCTATGTCAAGGAATTTAAAACAAGTTCCCCAAGACTTCTGAGTCTCATCTAGACGATCGAGAAACTTCCTCGCTTCATTAATATAGAATCCAGCACCTAAGTCTGCTCCGGCTGAATCAACCAGATCAAAGCGACCTGAAAGCTCTCTAAACTTTTGTCTTATCTGAAGATAGTTCATAATATAGGTTCCTCTATTTGTGGTATCTCAATACTCTCCACAGCTTCCCCATCAGTCGCCGGATAATCATCATCCAGCAAGGTGAGGGCAAACATCCCGTCCCAAGTAGGGACGATGCAATCGACAATCCGTAGACCTTCTGTATGGGTCGCGTCATGATGCGCCTGCAACTTAATCCTGTATTCTTCCGCCTGTTCGACTGTTTCAAATTTTAGGTATTTCATGTCATTACCTCTATCTTCGCCCCCGGAAATTGCGCCTTCATTTTATTCGTAGCTATTTGCGCATCGTCGTTAGGCAGCAAGGACGTTTTCATGATAGGCAGATGGCAAATACTCCCATCGATATGGCGGAAGTTTGCTGTTGCTTCGAGAATCTTATTGTTGACCGCCCTGTATGCGGTCCAGTTGAGTCGATTGTGATAAAGAATAATTTCTTCCATGGTTAATCCTTTGTTATAGAAATCGTGAATGACGCCGCGTTGAGGTTGACCCCGGTATCGGATACCAGCGTAAACCAGCAGCCGGTAGCGGATGGGGTGAGGACTTGCTTTAGGCTAAAAACTGTTATTGCCATATCTACAGCATTATTATTTACCTGGAAAATAGCTACTGTTACGTCTGTACTTCTTGCCGTTTTATATGACGTCCCATTTACTGTAAAATTAATAGGAGATCCCATATCTCTAGATGAAGCTATACTTACATTTGGTAAATTACCGGATGCTTTTATGACAGTATTTGTATTTTTTAGTAATTTATTTGCTATCGTTACATTTTTATACATAACGTGTCCGGAAGCAGCAATTGCAATTGCTTGAGTAACAAGAGGTCCAACACCCAAGGTCAGAGTTTCATAAGGGTATGCAGGATGATTTAACCACATATCAACAAGTTCTTCCCCATACGTCTCCCCCGTCCCCGGAGCCCCCAACAGCACCTTCTTTGTCTGGCCACCGGCGGCGAGAGAGGCGTAAAAGCCTGTGTATGGCCTTAAATCGACGGATGGGTTTGACAGGAAATAATACGAGGCAACGTTGGAGGTGTTGACCGCTACAGAAGCTAAAATAATCCCAGTTGAATATTTAATAGCCTTTATATTATTATCTATAGTCCTTATCTGAGCAGCTGTAAATACTCCACCAGCCGTTCTCAAATAGGCTATAGTCTCAGTTTCAAGTCCACTATTTTTTGCATCTATTGGAATCATCTTTAAGCTCCACCATCTGCAAAAGTAGGTACAATAGTACGAACAATCCATGCTCCATTGACTTCACACTTTACATATACAGATGCCCTTTTAGCACCATTGCTTGCTATTTTATTTCCTGCTGCTAATACAGTACCATCTAACTCAATTGTATCTGTACCTACAGAAGGATCTATGGAAAATATTGCAGCTGTAGTTGCTTCAAATACAGCATGAAGACCAACTGTAGCTGCTGGGATGGTTGGAGTATAGTTACCTGTGACTCTAATTGTTTGTCCTTTTAATTCAGATGTAAGTATAGCACGAGAGGAATCACAGTCTACAAACAGTGCATTAAATCTTCCAGCCGCTGCCTCTTGCATAGCAAGAGATAAGTTACCATTTTGATCACAAGGTCCAGCAGTTACTACGGCCTGAGCAGCGGCGGAAAGATTTCCATCTTGATCGCATGGACCTGCTGTAATTACATTTTGAGCAGCTACTGAAAGATTACTATCCTGATCACAAGCACCTGCTGTAACCACTGCCTGTGCAGCCGCTGATAAATTTGCATCTACTGCTATATCAGCTAATGTAGCCGCAGTCTGACTCGGAGGAAGTTCACCGATCTTCATCTTACCCTCCTATAGGAAATCCGAAAGTTACTTGAATGACTCCAACTGAACCATTAACCCTATTAATAAATCTAAAAGAGGTAATTTCAGATGGGTCGCCAAGAGTACATTCTCTCCTAGGTTCTAGTACATGACCTAAAGCTCCAGCACCTTGAGTAGGAATTGCTCCACCAAGGGCAAATCTAACATCGTTGTCTTCACATGATATAGTGGCTGATGATGCAAGTAGGCCACTAGCAGATGTATAATCAGCCAGTGTAAAAACCTGAGCTACATCAGTAGCTATATATCTTACAGTCCTACTTGAATAACCACTGAAATTATTTAATAGAATCATCTCACACCTCCAGCATTATAATGGTTGGAGGGAGGCAAGGAGTCTGGAATCCTCCCTCCAACTGTTTTGGCCTAAACTCTACATTACGGCGCTAATGTATTGTTAAGGCCCACACCATTCAAGAGACCACACTTCTGAGCCAACCCAAACTCGAGTCCAGATTCAGTGAGGAACTCCTCATTAATCCCATCAACTCTCCGCTGACCGTAACCGAAGGAATGATCCTTGCTATTGTTCTCGCCATAGAACGCAGTATCGTCAATATAACGATAGGTGAGTTCTTTGGGCTCAAGCAAGATTCCCATGTTACGAGTGGTAGCGTCGTAACTGAAGAGTGGATGGGTCTTCATGTTGATAGAACCGAATGGAGTAACCCACTTCATGATCTCCATTCCGTAGAACTTCTGCCCAGGAACGATGTTGATCTGGGCGCCGGCCGTAGCAAGAGCGTCAAGACCGAGTAGGAATCCAGAACCGCAAAGGCAGAGCTTCTCCGAGGCACCATAGCGGAAGACCAGTTCAAGCATGTTCTTCAACCAGGTCTCACCACCAGTCGTCCAGGTCTGTGCGGCATAGGTAGGATCAAGAGTGTAGTCGGAGCAGTTAGCCGCAGCATACTGACGGATGAAGTTGATCACACCCATAGTGGTCCGTTCCGGCTTGCCGTTGTCTCCAATGTTCTCAGTTCTGATTCCCCAAAGGAATGCAAGTTCCATTTCCCAGGAGTGCATTTCCAAGGCTTCGGATTTTGCCTTAGCTCGCTGCTCAGGAGTCCGAAGTTTGGTCTTCAGCGCAGTCCGAGTTAAGGACAAGGGAGTTCGAAAAATTTGAGTGAGGTTGTAGACCTTCACCGGATTGAGAGCGATGGCATCAGGCATCTCGCCACCCTCAGGATTGATGTTACCGATGATCTTGAAGGTATCGCAAGTTGTCAGATTGTTGGTAGGGGAATTGTTATCAGCCTCCAACAGTTTGACTGCAAGGATAGCTACAAGGGTTCCCCTGGTAACTCCAACCACTTTCCCAACAACATCGACTCGATAATCAGATGCATCGCGGAGAAGGATTTGATGCCCTTCACGGATTCGGTTTGAGAGTAAGGTAGTGATACGCACATAGAGAATATCACCAGCCACTCCAGCACCGGCATAGGCTACTGAAAGATCAGGCAGAGTAAAGATACCACTCACTGCTCCACCTACAGCCGACTGCTCCTGAGTCCACCAGTGGAACTGAGGATCGTTTACGGCCTCTGACCCCATCATAGACAAGATGGCCGTCAAAGGAGCTGAGCCATTAGGATACAGATAAAGAATCTGTTCCCTCCAATTCATAGGTCGCTGGTCTGCTACCCAGTCGCCTGTTCCACGCATTCCAAGAAACATATTTCTACCTCCTACAGGGAAAAGTTTGTTTAACCGTTAAACGGTCTTACCACCTTAATTATGTGAAGTCATAACCATAGGTGAATGTGTTAGTGACGCCAGCCAGACGATGCCAGAACAGTCCATCACTGTAAAGTAGAAGCGCATCACACTTACTATCCAAGACGATATCAACCCAGCATTCGGAGTCGTCTTTATGTGTGACAGTGATAGGTGTCTGAGCAGACGCTGCCCTTACAACGATTGAATAGAATCGACCCTTAGCCTCCGAAACCAGAGGGAGGACAATGACCATAGGGGCAGCCACTGCACTCGGTCGAACCACGTAGTCGAGTGTAGTCATCTCAACCGATGCTGCAGGGTCGATGAACTTGTCAACTACTTCCCTTTGGTGTTCAGCACCACGATCTTCAAGAGCCATAACTTTGTTACCTCCCTAATGCTTTGTTCATCTCGGCAATCTCATTTGAGATGGCTGAGGTATTTGGTTTAGTTTCAGGGCTATGACGAGGCCCTCCTTTTGCGTTAGGAAGACGAGGCTTTCTCTCTTCCTCTTTCTTCTCTTCTTTAACAGCCTGCTTATGAAGAGCAAGACGAGTTCGTACTTCAGGTCCTACAAGTTCCATAAGCTCACCGTATTTCTTATCAGGATTTTTAGATGCAACCTCCTCGAAGACGGCTGCAACAACGCGCTTGAATGGGACGAGATCTTTGTTTTCGTTATAGAAATTATCGCTTACCTCCTTCAACGATGTTAAGATCGTTAAGTTATGTTTGACTATGTCAGGGATAGAGTTGAGTACTTTCTCGGTTGCGATCTTCTTTGAATCAGTTACTCCCTTTGAATAGACTGCATTCAATAGTTTATTAAGCACTGTCTTGTCATGAGTAAGATCATCAAGATCTAGATCACCAACAAAGTCCTGGTCTTCAAACTTGAGTGGTTCTTCCTCTTTCTTCGGAAGAGGTTCACTCTCTTTCTTTTCAGCTTCTTTCTCAGATACTGGTCCAAGTCTCTCATTGAGTTGCTTTCGGAGGTTGTCAATGATTGCATCTTTGTCGACTTCTTCCTCTTCCTCTTTTTTCTCAGGAGATTCCTCTTCCTTTTTTTCAGAAGTATCTTCCTTCTCCTCTTCCTCTTTCTCTTCAACCTCCTCTTTTTTCTCAGGATCTTCTTCATCCTGTTTCTCTTCCTCTTCATCTTTCAAACTCTCAGGTGTAGGATCACCTAAGCCATTCAACATCTCCTCAATTTCCTTGTTCACTTCACCCATGATACTTCCTCCTTAGTTTGTTTAATGATTAAACGATCTTTATTTCAAAGCAATCTGCCTTGATGTTTCCTTCCAATAACCATGAGTTGTTACACCACCATCTCCGCCGACATTGACTAGTTCAAGAATGTCATTAGTTTGAGCAGCAAAAGTTGAAAGGGCAGGAAGTTGGTTAAGGTAAATGTTCCCACCTAAAGCCGCTCCATCAACAATACCTACATTGTTATCTTGGAAGATAAACTTCTTTGTCTGTCCCTCAGTACCGCCAAGAATCTTTGCAATGTTGGCTGCACCGACTGCATCTGTGATTAAGACTTCATAGCCAAAGAGGCCTACCTCAGTTCCGACGGTCAAAGCAATTGCTCCAGCAGTGATTGTCAAAGTTGTAACTCCAACACCTGAGCCGGACGAAAGAGCATTTACTCCTGCTCTTGTTTCCCTAATATATGCAGAAAGAGCACTTACATTCTCAACGTCAGTCGGTTTTGTTGCGTCCATCTTTATTGTCCTCCTTGTAGCTTATTAAGATGTCAGGGATACTTAACATATAATCTACAGCCTTCATCCTTCCATTGATGTCTCCTATATGAAGTAGGACTACTGCAGTGGAAGGATTATTCTTCTCAGCGTCTCCGACTATACCACTTAGTTCATTCTCGAATCCTTCTTTCCAAAACAAGAGTTCATTCTTTAAATCAGCCCAGATTAAAGATTCTTTGAATTCTTCTAGTTGACTCTTGCTAGCTTTTACAACTAACTCTTCTTCCATCTTAAACTCCTTGAATTGGCATAAGATTTCCAGCCTGAGCTTGCTGAACAACTCTAGCATCAGGCATAGTTTGAGTATTAATATTGTTTATGTTTCGTCTGAAGTCTTCAACATTCTTAGCGCCAAGCTGCTGAGCGATGTAGGTGAATATTCTAACTACATCAAACTGACTATTAAGTTCAGGACTTGTTCCTATAATCTTGAACAACTCGATCCAGTTTTGAGAGAAGTTTCCTCCAGGGATCGAACCATCCCTACAGATTAAATCGTAGTTGATTGCCAAGTCATTAGGACTAACTCTCCCTCTCGTCTTTCCATTAGTAAAGTTCTTCATCAACTGTTCAGCATACCTACCTTCAACATTAACATAGGCCTCTTGAGTCATATACTGTTGACAGTGAACAGCGAATTGAGTTCCTATGTCTTGCATAAACTGCATACCAATGATCATAGCCATTCGTTGAAGTCTTGACATGGCTGAGTTACGTGTCCCGCTGAACTCCGCACCAGTCAGCCGCTCAGGTCCTGATTGACGAAGTGCACCCTGCATCGACTGATCAGCTCCAGAGATTCTATCCATCCACTGAGTGATATAGGCTGAGTCACTGATATTTAGACGAGTGATGTCAGTTACACTAAGTTGCTGAACTACTTTATCAACACCTCTTCCCCAAGCAGGCCTTCGAAGTCTGACTAATTTCCCAGGCTGAGGGTCTTTTAAGTCATTAATGTTTACGAGGTAAGGATCAACTACAAACATATCATTGATAGCTTTTCGTACGTTAGCTACGTGACTGTTAAAGAGGAAGTCAAGAGTATGTTGAAGACCATAAAGTACTTCCATTCTGCCTATTGGTGTAATCGAGTATCCATCATATTCAGGACTTGCAACTGCCATAGGATACTGTCCATGATTGTGATCTGCTTTTTCACAAGCGATAATTACATCATCTCCAGCCAGTTCAAAGTACCATTTCTCTGGTACGTCGACCTTAGACAGTCCCCATTCTCTTGGAATAAGAGTGATGTACATTCTTATTCGATCTACTGGAGAAACTGTAGATGATACAGAACGATTTACATCAACTGTTCCACCATGCCTTGTTTGTCGATCACTCTGATCAAGTGCTAGAGTTGATCGCTTGTTCTTTTTGTTCTTAAGATACTTAACATTGAAGAGCCCTGAATCCTTCTGATTCTCTTGACTCAGCAAATTCATATAGTTTTCTCTATCAACCCAGCCGATGAATTCACCTTTCTGAATATTATCACTGGAGACAGATGGATCAGGCAGCCACATGTAAGGGTCGATATTTGACAGTGCATTGCCCTCGAACAAGAGACTATCGACAAACTGATTCATATTCTGTGTATCAGTTCCTAGTTCAGACTGAGTCGTTACAGATGCTCTGATTACCTTCTTTCCAAACTGCCTTCTCCATTCAGGAATTCCTATTCCCACTCCATAACTTAGTGAGTCACGGAGAACTGTATGAATTGCTAAGGGTACTTTATTCTTGATACAGTGAAGACGGATGACCAACTCCATTAGCATTGCTCCTACAGTATCATCATCTTCGACACCTTCATACTGGAACATAGGGTCTTGGAAAAAGGCCATTGAGAGATAAGTCAACAATGCTTCAAGCATTGAATAGGTATATGGAAATACTATCGTCAATGGTTTAGTTGGGTCCTTAAGCCTAATATCATCTTCCTTTGTCCCTTTTGTCGTATTAGACAAATCAACATAAGTTGTCAAAGTCTTATCAATCTCACGCCAAGAGTCAAAGCGTTTAGAAATTTCAAGTCTTGAAGCTGAAGCTCTTTCCCAAATCCTTGATCTCAACTTCTGATGGAATTTACTATCAGGACGAAGATCAAGACCGTAAGGATATTTGTACTTATAATCCTTTCGATAATCCTCAGACTTCCAACTTGAAGGTTCTCCTATAACGATATAAGGCATCTTATTCTCCTATGCTTTGACGTACTTCATAGTTATCATTATGTAAGCGGCTGCACTACCAAGACGGTATTTGATGGTAAGAGGGTTTTGTGCAGCAGCTGTACCGATGCAAAGTTTTACATCTGTATCTATGTTGTAAACACAGTTGCCTGAGTCAACTTGTGGCGTTACTGTTCCGGTTGAATCTATCATGAAAGTCGCATTCGCATCTATTGCTCCAGCTGAAGAGACAATGACTTCGACTTTGGCTGCGTAGTTAGCTTTAATAGTTGGAAGTGCCTTAGTTCCATCATCTGCTATTGCGGCCGCATAACGCCAGTCCTCGACTGTTCCAATAGTGACTGTTCCAGGAGCAATATTCTGTCCAGATACAACTTCAGCGATCGATTTAGGTATCCACTTTGAAGATGGATCATCCCACTGCATTAAGTCTTCATTAGAGAGTCCAGCTAAGTTCACATCTGAATGATCTGAAGTTGAAGATACTGCATGAGAACGTGTATGAGAGGCAGATACAGCAGCCGCTACAGCAGCATCAGTATTAGTTGCATCTATAGGTAATCCGTTAGCATTTGCCTTAAGTATTCGACCACTCGTAGCAGTTGAAGTATGGTCTAAGGTATCTATAATACTGTGTTGACGAGTATGAGCTAGTCCAAGACCTCCATAGAGAGTATCGAAATAGGTCTTAAGGAATGCTTTGACTTGAGTCCAAGTTGATGTTACAAGAACGTCAGATGCTGTGCTGTCTCGATAGACAACTTTATCAGCATCAATAGGTGGATTCTTTGTTGTTAAAGTATTCATAATAGTGAAGATTCTATACTTCCCACCTATAGCAATCCACCTCTCATCAGCTACACCTGCAGCATCTACTATATAAGGACTATTTAATGCAGGACCACTTGCATCATAGGTGTAGAGTGTGTATTCATTAAGTCCAGTCAATGCAACTACTTTATATGCCAAGATCAACATTCCATCAGTTCCAGGAATGAGAGCCAACTCAGTTGGATTATCTACATCAGTAACTGATACTGGATATAAGATTCCAATATCCTGAAGACGAACTACATCAGTAGGAGCTACTGGCGGAGCAGTACATTTGATAGGATCTTCTACCTCTATAGACTTATCAAACACTCCATCATCATATTGATGGATATTTTCAAGTGATCCTATTCTGAGTTGTCTTAGTGCCATTTTGTAGTCCGTTTAATGGTTAAACGATCTCAAATTCCAAGTAACTTGCTATTAACAGCAGTTGTTAATGCATTAACTTCTTTTGCCACGTTACCTATCTTTTCAAGTAAAAGAGCTTGACAGGCTTTCTGTTTTCCATCACACTCGTTACATTTGATAGTATCCCTTTTACCCACAAAGTTTCCAGCTATACCAGAAACGATAGCTATAACAAGACCGCCCAATACAGCTTCCATTATGCCACCCTCCAATCTTGTATGGCTGTCTCATATTTAATATCCTTAAATTCAGCCTCATCATCTTTGATGTCGTTAGACGGACTAAAGTACCTTTCACCAAGCTCTAGCATTTCGATGAGGTAGGCCTCAGCATCCATTAAGTCCCAAAGGGCTGAACGAGGAAACATGAGAAGTTGTTGTTCAAGCTTCTTAATTCCAACACAAGACGCATTATGATAGATGTAGCCACCACGGTAGTAAGGAACTAGTTCCTTGATTCGAAGTTCCTTCTTCATTCCCCCCCTGGCTTTGAGCCAGATTAGTTCATAGAACGATCCACGCTTGAACATTTCATTCTTAATCGGCTGCTTTATGAATTCATTAAGAGATGTTTCTTCAATCCCTAATACTTTTGCACCTAACATCTGAGCCATTCCAAAGAGGGCATCGTAGATTTCATCAGGGTACAGCTTCTCAGATATAATGTCTCTAATGAATACCTTTGCACTATTTAGATCTATACCAATTCCTATTATGGCTGATTCAGCTGAGTGAATCTTAACAGTTTTAGCAGGATCAAGAATGACTACTGTTTCAATATTCTGATTCTGCTGCACGTCCATATCTAGTAATTTAAGATCATTCTCTCCATGATGTCGGTCTGGAGGGAGGTTATAGTAATGGAAGTATTCAGTTCTAAACGTAGAGTCCTTAGTTGAAATCGGCAGATTCCTTAGCTCACGAAAGAAGACATCAGTCTGTCCAGCCGCTACATGCTGTTCCCATTCCTTCATTACATCTTCATTAGACATAAATTCAGGAGCAGAAGATTGAAAGTCATCGTCACAGGCTTCAAGACGAACTGACTTCCATTCAGGCGAGTCAAGTAATTTTTGTAACACTGAGTCTTCATGTTTAAGAGTGTCAATGTAGACTATTTTCCAAGTCTTTGCAGCTGGTCCTACTCGTGGAACTGACTTAATTACATCAGCATAGAGCCACTCGTATTGCTTCTTCCTATACTCATCATTCTCAATCATTTCAGGATCTTCGAGATCATCTATGATAATTAGTCCAGGTCGGTCATTCTTGAAGAGAACTCCACGAACTTGTTGTCCAGCACCCCTTGGCCATACTAGTGTATTGTAAGCAACCCAAGCTTTCTTACTAAACACTTCCTCAAAATCACTACTAAGACGTTCAGCTTTAAATGAACCAAAGAATGCTTTTATTTCCTTATTTGTTACTAACTCTCGACGAAGATTCTCAGATTGTAGAGAGGCTGCATCGTGACTCTTGTTAATATATACAATAAACCCTGTATGACGAAACAAGATCCACCTAGCCATTAACGCCAAGGCAACGATTGAAGTCTTTCCCCATCCACGAGGGGCTGCAATTGCCACTTTCTGATCAGGACCATCAATTAGATTAAATATCTTTCCATGAACATTTTCAGCAAATGGCATACTAAAACGCTCAGGAAAGAATGTCAAAGCAGTCATTCGAGTTGAGATGCTACATTGAGAAAGTATTTGTTTAATATCCTGATCCATCTAAACTTCCTTAGTTTGTTTAATGGTTAAACAATCTAATTCTAAGTCTCCGAAACCAAAGGCCGCGCGTTCGAGTCGCTAATCGCATAAAGCGGCCTCTATATCAACGATGCGAACCGATAAGGGTTGGTATCGTTATGCTGGCGCGGTTGTCGATGAGACAACGCCTAATACGTTCACGCCCACAGATAAAGTGTTATTACTATAATTTTTGATGCTTATTATAGGCGAACTTGCACTTTTGAAAACACAAATCTTCCCCGTATCCGTGTCGGTAATCTCAAACACATTCGCGATGTCTGATATTTTTGTTATAGTTGCACTTTCCCAATGAGCGAAAAATAAAGCAGACCGTCCAGCGCTGTTATTGGAAACAGAAAAAAGTATTCCGGTCGGCCCTGCTGTAAACGTAATCGTCTGGTTGTCCAGCATCGAAACAGAAGCACCAGCACCACCCCCGACGTGGCTTACTCCAGCATTCGTTGGGTTGATGATTGCCATAACTTCACCAGCAGTTGACCCCGTGAGAGAACCGGTAAATGCTGGGTTTGCTTTTGGAAGCTTACTCGACATCGCCACGGCTTCATCAAGGGAAGTGTTCTGTGTTACGGTAACCGTTTTTCCGTCAGTTCCCGTTAGCGTTATTGTACTCAAAAATGAAAACACCTTCCCCGCTACGCTCTTTAATGTATCATAATAACCTGTTTGAGCT